TAACATCCTTCTTGGTAAGCGTCACGTTGAGCGAGTTCTGTATACCCAAGAAGATCAAGGTCGTAAAGACCATTGCTTCCACAGGGAAACAGAGCGCTGAACCCATAGACGCGTACTTGGCAAGACGGATTACTCCGTGTCCAGGTACTTCGGCCCGCCTAGAACGCGTGGCGTCAAGAGCCTCTTGCAAATGAGGCCAATGACTAACCATGTGTCTGACGAGCTGATTGGAAACACGATCGGAAGCTTCACTCAAATCGAGTGTAGCTGTTCTGCCATCGGCAGAGCCTTGACGAGCAAGATCCTGATTAGGGACTTGGTCGTCAAACCCGATTAGACCACGAAGGAGTTCATCCCTTCCATGGGCTACAAGGAAAGAGCGCAAGAGAGCTTGTTGCATATACTGCATACAAGTAGGCTCAATCGCGATTATCCGGGGTGTTTTCAACGTTTTAGGTACTGAGATAACCCTCACGGGCACCTCAGCGCCAGGTTCGAGGACGGACACCTGATCCAGCTCATCAATGAAATGATGATTTGGAATCAAGTACTTGTCCAGGGGAAAGACCCTGTCAAGTCGGCTGGTCCAGATGCGCTGGTTGTACTTACCATTGCTGGTAAGACGATCAGCGGTAGCACCTGGTCCATGTTTAGGGAGCAATTGCCCATAATAGACATCTCTGTCCATTTGGGTAAACAACTCACTAAATAACAAGGCTGACACTTGTTTGAACTCAGCGATATCTTTCTCGCTCAAGTTCGCGTCAGCCTGCCGGACGTCCTGCTCACACTTCACAAAGGACGACATTGCTTTTCTCTCCCTTGATTGAGTACAAGGAAGAGAAACCTTTGCGAACGACAGCGTTAGCTGCCGAATAGCAAAGATTGCATCAATGTCGGGTTTGTGAAGCAACGCACCGCTATCACGGTCGAACACACGGTTGAAGAAACCTCCTAGAAATAGGGGGAGACTTCCTCTTCCATTAGTAAAGGAAGAGTTGATACCGACCTGACCTTGGTCGATCCACTTTTGGGTGGACTTTCCTAGATCGGGTAGGGTTATCGTAAGAAACGATAACCCCTCATGTTCGAACCGCCTGAGGGCCGTATTAATGTCCTCAGTGGCGCTGGTGTGGCATAAGATGGCCATATCAATGGCCATCTTGGTCCAGAGTGACATAAGGCTTTTCATAGTCCCCTCTCAAATAGGGTTAACTATCCATAGCCCATGTTGCTCGCGTCTAGCTCAAGGAATAGTCGAAAAGACTAAACCACGCCCCTGTATGGGACGTGCTCTTGCGAGTTAGACACCATTAGGAGCATGTCGAAACATGGGGCTCTAGAAGTTCACCAATCCGTCGAGACGCAATGTCTCGACGAATTGGAGGAACAAATAGAGGACTTGCGTGGCGAACACAAGCAGAGCGAAGAAGGCCTTTCGGCCCAAATCAACCTGAATGTTCTCACCAGCAGGATTCTCCACTCTAGAGCCCTCAACTGGTCGACTGGAGGCGGCAACCCCCACTGAAGTCGGGGGAATGACAACCTTCAGACGAACAGTTGAGCCCTTACGACTCACCGGCCAAGAGCTTGGTGATGAGCGCGTCCGAAGACGCCGAAAACTGGGTTTTGAATCCAGTATAAACGGCGAGCTGTTCCGCGGCCGTATAGCCCACGGGAGGAACGTCAAAGACCATGTAACAAGACATGGAAACCTTGACATTCTCCGCAGGGATAAACGGATCCGCGGTCAACTTCGAATGGTTGATCCTGAGCAGATGCCTAATACGCTTACCACTTTCGTGGGAAGCAAGCATCTGAATCAGTCCATCAGCACTCTGATATGTCGTCTCATCGCCCGACGTGGAAACACGCGGAAGAGGAGTCGTCACAGCAGAGATCGTGACAGTCTGGGGATCAGTAAACGACATGAGCATCACTCCTAGGACTTGAGATGAGTCTCAAGCCCCTTATGTGGCTTGAGCTTGGACAGCCATCTGCTAAAACACTCGGGTTATCCCAAGTGCCGCAGCAATGGCCAGTTGGCGAGGAGATAGACCATTCCAGCCTATCTCGAACCCAAATGGTGTTGCTTTTTCCCGGCGCTTAGTTTCAAGATAAGCGGTAACGGGAGAAGCGAATATCGACCCAAGAGGTTTAATCCTCGTGGGACGATCCAAGGCATACTGCACCGTGGTAACGATATGTTCCATGATGTAGCCATGCCTCAACACCAAACCGTCGGTGGACCAATCGGAGACGTTAGAAACCACGTCTCCCGCATTGGAAAACCAGTCGACGGCCCATGTCCACGGACTCGCGTTCCAAATGACCTCCGGCGTAAGCTCGATTCCCAATAGGGGACCGGCCTTAGCTGCCGCCCTCGCCATCCTGTTTCGGTTTGTGTAACCGGCAGGAAGGTGATAGGTGAAAGCACCGGAAAACCAGATCCTACGAGAGGTTCTGGTTGTCTTTGTAAGGCGAGGCTGTAGTGACTGGGACTGACCGCCAAATAGGTCTATATCGGTCGGGCAAAAAGTATACCCGTCGAATAAACCTAAGTCGACAGTCGTCTCTGTCTTCTCTACAGGGAACTCGTACCGTCGCCTAACCAACTTGCCTGAATTACTCTCATAGGAAGAAAGAAGCCTATGAGAGTTAGCGGCGGCGTAACTTGCGTTACGCACATCGCTGACAAGAGGCAACCAGCCAAAAGTATGATTGAGGTACTCATCTCCCGCATTACGCGCGACATGAGTACGATCCTTCCATGTATGTGCTCCCCAGAGACTGGGAAGACCTTCACGGAAGACTTCAGTCAAACTCGTAGCTAGGTTAGCGACGTTGTTGGTGGGCTTACACCGAGCAATCGCCGTCGTCCCTTTCGCACTCAGATTACTCAGAGAGTGAGAGGGTATCGGCGTCGTTTGCGGTGGGGTAGCGTAGATTGGTCCATTATATTTTGTATAATGGTAATCACCGCTATCCAATCGTTCTCCAATCAAGGTCTTTACGTCCAACAAAGCTGTTGAAACGTAAGACTTTGTAGAGTAGAACGAGCCACCAACATCTCCGAATCCACGATTCTTTTGCAAGAATTCGTGTTGACGGATGTAGTGGTTCTCGTCAGCAGTAACCTGCTGACCCCTCTTATCGGAAGAAGGCATCGTGGGAGTTCCAGACCGGAAGTTGTTGTAAAACAACGTACCAGTCTTCCCAGGATACCTATAGAGATCGTTGGACGTCCAATTACCGACATGGTCATACCAGTCAGGTAAGCGGCGTACACGAACTCGTGACATAGTCACCTCCTTAAGAGGAACTGTAGAGATTGGTTGGATCATCATCCTCGTATCTGTTCTAGATACGAAGGATGGCTGCACCAAGCACGGGGCCCCCAAGGGGGCCC